AAATTCGCTAGTTTCCTTACAACTTCTGAAAGTACAAAATTATCTGTCATGAATTACTTCCCCTATATATATTTTGTGGGGTGGCAATCCTTCTTCTTCCCAAATCGACGTTCCGACATGAAATTCGTGTTGCCATTCGACTAGCCAACAGTTGTATGCGTCAAATTCTGGCTTGAATGCATCTCTTGAAATACCAATAATTTTAGCTGGTGAAACGTTACTTCCGAATGAGTTTAGATGTGCTATATTTGCTATTTGACAGGCTAAATTTTGGCATATCAATTCCGCATCTTCAGAAACAGCATCTACAACAACTCTTGCCTCAATGTTCACAACTAGTGCAAGTTCATTTGTTGCGGGATCGTTTCCTACCGAATAGTTAGCTACTTCAAGAAAAACAGCTGGTGCAATAACTTCTCCTCGTGCGTTCGGATAAATTAAACATGTTTTGAAATTTACATCGCTCAAAATTGCTGACTTGATGTTATTCAGAAGAGTTTTGTTCATGCTATTCCTCCTGTAATCCTTTCTAGTTCGTGTAAAAATCGTTTATTAAAAAAACTTGACGCTTCTGCCCCTAAAAAAAGCTCTATTGCTCTTTGCGTTTCTGTAATTATTGGAATTGTTACACGTTTTATCGGAAATCTCTTTCTCGTTGTTCTTCGATAAATTCCTTCTTTCAAATTTGGCTTCAATTTTGCAATAAACGCATGCGAAAACGTTTGTCCTCCAACTTTTACTCCAATTTTGTTTTGATGAACTTTTCCTAAATCTCTAACATAAATATCTGAAGCATTTAAGTTTAAATATGCCACCGTTTCTTTTTTGTTTGCCTTCATCAATTTAATTCGATCTCTAACAATTTTTAATTTGATCCTTTTCTCTGCTGATACTTCTTTCGCTATATTCGTTTTCAGCCAATCTGCTGTTCGATTAATCGCAAAATATATCGCTTGATTTACTTGTTCCGGTAGGGCATTGATGCTTTCAATAATTTGTCGCATTTGCTCGTCTATCAATATTTGCATTAAAGATTTTCTCCTATCAATACTGCTTTAAATCGCCATATTAATGTTGATGCATCAAGTAACGGTCCTTCGAAAATTTTGTATTTCCTTCCGTTTGAACAAATGTACTCTCCGATCTTAGGCGTAATATCAGATGCCTTAATAGAAACTTCCGCTACTTGATCAATCATTTGTGAATCTCCAAGTTCATACTGATTTTCAGCTGCCTTAATGACGGCAATTACTGATGAAGTATTTCCTGATTTATCAGTATAAATAATCGGCTGTCCTAAGTAATTGATCATGTCGTCTAACGCTTGTTTCACAATTTCAGCAAACATTAACCAGCCGTCACTTTCACTAAAACAGATGACCTTAAACATAATGGCAACGGATTAGATTGAGTATGTAATTCTGTTCCTCGATCAAATTTTCTTGGCTCTTGCTTGGCATAAATTGGCAGGCCTAACGTGTTGACCGTTTCATTGAAATCTGCCGGAGCAAAGTATGTAACAAATGTTTGTGATGTCCCAACAGGGAAGCAATGACCTTCATTAGCATTGATGAATTTTCGCACCGTCCCATCTGGTGAAGTCGCTTGTCCACGGTATTCTTCAAACGTAATACCTCCAAATGTAAATCCATTTCTCATGTCGTTCCTTAGTGCCGCACCTTCTTGCCATCTTTCATAGGCTTCTTTGACTTTGCTGTGAGATGTCAACGCATCGAAAAATTCAGGAGAGACCAAGCAATGCACATCGGTCATAAATTCTCCACAAAGATTGTCTTCAATGTGTCGCAAAACTTCTAAACACTTCTTCTTGACATCTGTTGTTGCTGTACCTAATGCAAAATTGACTATCTTCGGAGTAATTCCAAACTCATCGTACAAATTATATAGAATGCTTCCGTCTGCATCTAAAATTACTCCTTTTAATGCTCCCATTCTCAGATACTCAAGCGTTATTGCATGTTTATTCCTCATAGATTGCAAATGATCAGTTACTACATTAGCCATTGCTTCCAGCTCTGTTTCTGTTCCAAATGATCTTATCCCCTGAATTTCTTCTGGTAGAATTACGTCATCATGTGGAATATGCGGAATTGTAAACGAACGCATTGTTCGATTTGCTCGTTTTTCATATGTGGATGTGCCTCCTGGAATTTGTGTCGGCAGTAAACTTAATACTCCATTCCTTTCTTCTACCGCTATATTTCGAGTGCGTACAGATTTCGCTGGAAATAAATTCATCGCCTCAAGTTTGCCGTAATTGTTCGGTAATATGTTGATCGATTCCGTTAACGAAACCATGTTAAACGCATCTGTTTCAAATGGATTTTGTATCATGATTATGCCTCCTGTCTTACTATTATTCCTCGTTTTTCAAGGTCTATTAATATTTTCTTTTTCTGCTCAATTGTCGTTCCTTGCGGATAAATAATCTTGTCCCCAATAACGATTGCATTTCTTGCGACAATTAAACCATTTTTCGCCGTTGCTGTTGCATCAATGTTCTGCAATACAACACCTATCGCTGTGTCAGATCCGTCTGTTTCGTCATCTGCAATTGAAACAACTTTTACTTCTCCGGTCTCGGATTTAATTCCTACAACCATTCCCATTTTTAAATTTTGTCCACTGGCAACTGTCACTACTTCGCGACTGTAGTTCTTGTCTGTCTCATATTTCAATATTGAACATGGTCGTTCTTTTCCTTCAATATTCATAATTTTCCTCACTGTTTATTTGTTCTGGCTCTTTGTTTAGCTATTGCAATTAACGTACTTTCTGCCTTTTCGCTTGCCTGATAAATCGAACTTGTGATTTCATTTTTTGCATTCATTGTATCTAGTAATTGTTCTTTTACTTGCTCTGTCGTTAATCCATTAATTATGAAATCCGTTATTTGGTTTTCTGCCTTTGCAAGTTTGCATAGTTTTGCTATCTCTAAAATATCGGATTTGTATTTTTCAAGTTCATTCATTTTCCCTCCAAAAGTTATAATTTCTTCAAACATTTTTTCTGTGCTAGCTATTTCATCAGTTAGTCCAATTGCAACTGAATTTTCAGCAAAATATGTCGCTGCTTGCGTGTCTCTCACTTGTTCCGCAGATAAATTCCGATTGCGTGATACGGTCTCTACAAATATCTCATAAAGACGATTAACCTCATTTTGCAAATCGTTGACTGCTTCGTCAGAAATTGGTTCATGTGGTGATAAGTCATTCTTTTTTGAACCTGCAAAAACTGTCGTGAATTTAATTCCATCTTTTTTATCAGCTTCAGAAACATCTATATGCGTTGCTATAACTCCAATGCTGCCAACTCCGCTTGTTCGATTAACAAAAATCTTAGATGTCGCAGACGCTATCGCATAAGCCGCTGAAAATGCATGATCATTTGCAATAGAATAAATCGGTTTTATATTGCGACTTTCATAAATAAAATCAACTAAATCAAAAAGCCCGCTAACTTCTCCTCCTGGACTGTCTATGTCTAATAAAATTGATGAAACATCTGGATCTTTTTGGGCTTGCAATATCGTATTATAAATTTCTTCGTATGATGTTGTTCCACAAATAGGTGCAAAAATTTCTCTTCGCTTAGTAAGTAAGCCTTGTATCGGAATAATTGCTACTCCTGTATGTATATTATATGTCAGTTCGAAATCTTCCGTCTCAATCCACTCGGCATTTGAAAGGGCATCAAATTGTCCTGCTTCTATCATCATCGCTTTGTTATTTATGTGAACATTATTTTTCTTCATCGTCTTTCTCTTCTTTTTCTAAATTTGAAGCAAAACTTAATCCCATCTTTTTTGCTCGTTCATTATCCGCTGCAATTTCGTCATCTATCTCTTCTACATCGTAACCAAGTTCAGAAACTACTTCGGCTCGTGATTTGAACCCACATCGTACTGCGTTCATTTGTGCTTTTTGTTCTTTTAATGGATCTACCCATGCAAATCCTTGTGGTATCCATTTTACTAGTGAAAAATCTGAATCACGTGGTACGTGTATCGCATTTGATAAAATAGCTAACTCAATAAACTTATTCCAAATTGGTCGACACATTTGAAATACCATTAAATTATGCTGTAATGCCGTACATTTACGCCGAAATTCTAGTAATCCTGCTCGTATCGATGAATAGTTTACTCCTGTTAGATCTCCAGTTAACTGTTCATAGGTTATCCCTAAACCAACAGAAATTGCTCTCAGTTGCTGTTTAATAAACGCCTCATAAGTATTACCAACATCGGCGGGATTCGAGAATTTTATATCTTCGCCTGGTTCTAAAAATTGCATCGTTCCGGGTTCTAATCCATATAATTCTGAAGCCTCATCTTTCTTAAATACCTCTGCATCTGGTTCCAAGCGTGTTACAAATCCGGCAAACATCGCTGCTGTTTTCTTCCGAACTAACTCAGCATCTTCGTACTGATCTAAATCATGCAATTTTAGAAGAACATTTGACAACCATGGCTCTCCTCGTAGCTGTCCTGGTCGTGTCGATTTGAAAATATGCAAAATCTCTCTTGCTGGAATTCTCACTGATTCATGCTTAAAATCAGAATCTCCTGGATGTTCATTATATAAATAATATGCTACTCGTTTTCCTTTCTTATCTAATTCAATTCCACTTTTTATAACGTTCCCATTTGCTAATTGATAATTTTTCGATGTATCAAGATGCTCTGCTTCTAATACTTGCAATTTCAATGGAACTGTTGCGTTTTGCTTGTCTATACAAAGACGAATAAAGCACTCCCCACATTCAATTACGCTCCTTAAAACCAAGGATTGTAACCCATAAAAATCATTTATTCCGTTATAATCCGCTTCGTCTGTCCATTGTAGCCATAATTGTTGTATCCTCTTTCGAAAATCTGCATCTTTCGCTCGTGATTGAGGCTTAATTCCCGTCCCTATACAGTTGCTTACAATTGATTCAATCGCATTTGTTGCATATGGATTTTTTCGGACAATATCATGTGATCGATTTCGTAATGTGCTTAAATTAGATGCTAAAATAGAATTTATTGATGCATTTGTTGCTTTCCAATCTGCAACACGTTTACCATAAGATGCTCCATCATATATAACAGCGTGACGTTGTACTCGCGAAATTTTTTTTAATATATTGGTAATCAAGCTAAAAAGTTTCATTGCATCGATTCCTCAAAAAATGTTCTCTTTATTTGCCCCGCAATTGCTCTGATTACAGGCACACAAACACTATTGCCAAATTGTTTGTATATTTGAGCTTGAGGTACTTGATCAATAATAAACGAATCGGGAAAACCTTGTAGTCTAGCACATTCTCTTTCTGTAAGTCGTCTTGGTTTGCCTGTCGCATGTTCCAGCATATTCTTTTCTGGATGACTAAGATATTCTGCAATTAATGTTGTTGTATACGGCTCTTGCTTGTCAAATATTTTGTAAGAACCACATCCTGTTGATGCACATTTCATATGCGATTGAATGTGTTTCCATCTATGTTCTGATAAACAATATTTTTCACTAACATTTGCTTCTAATATATCAAATATTTGTGTCGCTATTTTTAATGGTTTGGGAAATTGAAAATCGTAATTCTTTAAGTTCCCTACAATATATAAACGACGTCTGTTTTGCGGAATTCCAAAGTCTTTCCCGCTTAAAATTTCGTAATTAATTTTATACCCAAGCTCACTTAATTGATCTAACATAAATTTAAAAATTTCGCCGTCGTTTATTGCTTTTAGATTTGGAACGTTTTCAAGCAGAAATGTTTTTGGCTTTTTTACTTTCAATATGCGTTCTATTTCAAAAAATGCATGCCCTCGAACATCATTAAATCCTTTCTTTAATCCAGCTATAGAAAATGATTGACATGGAAAACCTGCAAGTAAAATATCATGTTCTGGAATTGCTGTAGCTTCAATTTGTCGAATATCTCCGTAAATATTGTGATTACCAAAATTGGCGATGTATGTTTTTGTTGCATATTTGTCGATTTCACTTGTGAAAACACAATTAACATTTTCTTTTCCAAATGCTAATTCAAAGCCAAGACGAATTCCTCCGATTCCTGCATATAAATCAGCAATTTTAATCATCTCAATCCTTTCGAAGTTGAAAAAATTACCTGTCTAGGAGCTTCTGTCCTGACCGATGCTTTAATCTGTGCTCGCAGTTTGAGTAAATCTTCTAAATCAACTTCAGCATATTGAACGCGGGTATCTCCATAAGAAACCGATGTTACTCTTTTTCCGGATTGTAAATCCAATATCGCTTTTTCTATTGCTTCTAGTTTTTCTGTGTTTGTCGTCATATGAATTTGCTCCTGATAATTCGTCGTTGTCTTGGAGAACTTTGCTTAACATCACTTTTATTCGTATTCCCTATAATTTGTTCCCATTTCGTATCTGTCCAGCGATCTATACCTAGAGCAATTGTTGCTGCTCTTGCGTAAATTCGACAATCTAAGGCTTCATTGCGTTCCCTGATTTTTTGCCATTCTCGTTTCGGATATCCTTTGACAATCCTAGTTACCAATTGTTCTGCTGTTAGTTGCTTGAAGTATTCAGTATTGTATTCTGGAAATCTTGCGTAACCGTGAGGTGTTGATCCATCTTCGTTTTTCGTTTGCGATAGCCATCCGTACAATTCACTCTTTAAAATTGAAACCCAAACTTTCCAAAGTCGTACAGCGTTCGAAATCTTTTTCCCTTTCAAATTGATATCTATTTTCGTCGGTGAATTCAAAGGAACAAGTGAGTTATCAACGCCTTTTATCGCCATAACATTATGAATCGATTGACTGCGTACCCATGCGTAAACTTCTTGCGTTGCAAAGCCTGAATCAATAGCCAGCATGTTGATTTTGCGATAAACACCGTCTTCAGATTCAAATTCTTCATGCAAAATTGCACTTAGTTTTTCCCACGGTTCTTTCGTCGTCGGACTTCCGTAAATTACTCGATAATCAATTGACCAGCTTTCGTGATTTTTTCCCCATGCTACAATTTCAAGTTCAATACGATCTTTTTGAACATCAACTCCCGCTGTAAGAACGTAGCCACCAGCTGGAACTGTGCCGATTTTATAATGTTCTCTACGATCAAACAAAACTCCCCAATCAGGAACTTCGCCTTTTTCTTCCCATGGTAAACCTAATGTTGTGTTCGTCCAAGCCTTCAGTAGTTGTTCATCTTTTTCTGCTGCCAAATAGTTGCGATAGCATGTTTCCCAGCTCATCCAGCCAACAGGTGAATATAACGAACTAAGATGGAACCCTATAGTTTTGCTTTCTTTATTTTCCCCGCGGGAGGCGAAACTTTTGTGTGCAGCTTCAAGCTGCCGCTTCCATTCTCCTTGTTCAAGCATTTCTGTTTTATGATGTTCTTCAATATTTTTTTGGCAGTGCTCACAAACATAAACAACTTTATTAGAATTTGCATCATAGCTAATGTTCTCCCATTTGAGTGTCTGAAATTCTCCGCAAAATGGACACGGAACAAAATAATAACGTTGGTCTGTCGAGTTGAACTCTTTTTCGATCCTCGAAAGCCCTTGAATCGTTGGTGTTGAAACAATGAAAATTTTTCGTCTCGCAAATGTCGCCGTTCTTTGAATTGCCAACGTTAATGGATCTCCCTCAGAATCTGCATCTGGTGGATACGCATCAACTTCATCGCAAAATAAGTATCTGACTGGCATAGATCGAAGTCCAACGGCTGAGTTCGCTCCTGTAATTACAATCTGCCCTCCTGGAAATTCTTTGCTTTGAACTGTGTTCCCTGAATCTCGACTACGTGGATCTTTTACTTTGTTTCTTAAACACACTGTATCCTCAATCAGCGGTGCTAGTCGTCCTTTCGACCATCGTTTCCCCATTTCAACTGTTGGCTGTACGACTAACATCGGACCAGGGGCTTGGTCTATAATATATCCAATCCAGTTGTTGCCTGCTTCTGTCCCTCCAATTTGGGCTCCTTTCATGAATACTACTTTTTCATATGGAGATGTAGGCGATAACGCATCCATGATTTCTTTTAAATATGGCGTTCTTGCCGTCCTAAATTTCCCTGGCTCTGAAGATGCCGTTTGCGATAATACTCTGTTTGCATCTGCCCATTCTGAAACGCTCATAATTGAGTCAGGCCTTAGTCCTTTGTTAAACTCACGAATCAAGATACTAGACTGCATTAGATAACTCCTCTAAAACTGTTCTCAATTCTTGACTCAAGATTTCATGAATTTTTGTTGCATCATTGATAGTAGCCAATAAAGAAGAAATCCTGTCCGGAATGTTTAAAATTCCATCTCGAACTATTCTTCCTTTGGCGTAAAACGTATTGCGTACTTCTTCAAGTGAAACAAGTTCTCCTGTCTCTGCTTTTACTCGTGCTTCTAAAAGTTTCCCTTTCTCTATTTCATTTTTGAGCTTGGTTTTTACAAGCAGTTTATGAATATCATCTTGCACAAAATAAGAACCTCCGCCGTTGCGTTGCTGCGGAAGATCTACATTCCTCTTACTTTCTAGCTCTGCATTCGCTGTGTATTCCTCAATCTTTCCATTAGTAAGATGCACTTTCCCATGCTTAATTAATTTAGCCACATATTGTTTTGAAAATCCTTGACGGCGTGCCCATTCTGCTTGACTTATTAAAGCCATTATTTCGATGTCCTTTCACAAGCAATTTCGTCAAACGACTTACCCGTTTCGGCATGAATAGCGTTAGATCTTGTGGCATGTTGCCAACGTCTGATAATTACATCGCAATATTTCGGATCTAGTTCCATCATAAAAC